TTTGGCCGGAAACGAAAAGAATTCCCATGGTTTAGAACGCTGCACTCCTTGGCGTTTCAAACGCTTGGCATCAAAAACACTCAGATTATGGGCCACGAGGACTACAAGAAGTTTTCGGACTATGTGGGAGTCCCCTTTTCAAGTTTCACCCAACCACGAAGCAATCTTTTGTGGAGACAGAATGTATGGAGAGAGGGGGATGATTATCTAAACATTATTATGAAAGCCAGGTGCCTGCGACTGACGGCCGAAGAAGTATATGAAGCGTTACCCAAACACGATGCGTGGAAGCTCTTCAAGCGTCAGCTCCTGACGATTGAGGATGCTTTTCCAAAGTTCAAGAAAGTTCACAACAAATTCGACTATGTGGATTTGTGTGAGCGATTTATTGAAGAGGGCCACAGCCCTGAGTTCGATCTTTTGATTGTCGATGAAGCGCAAGACCTTGTCCCTCTGCAGTGGGAGATGCTGAAGAAGGTCATGGTGCCGCGAGCCAAGCGCACCTATTACGCAGGAGATGACGATCAGGCTATCTATCAGTGGATGGGCGTGCGGGTTGGAGACTTTCTCAATGCAAGCGAAGACAAGATCATTCTCGACAAGTCTCACCGCATTTCGAAGGGTGCCCTTGATATTGCACAGTCAGTCAGCAGCCGGATTTCCAAACGACAGCACAAAGAGTTCATGTTTAAGCATAAAAACGGTCAGGTCAGATGGCACCGTAAGCTCAAGCAAATTGATCTCTACAAGGGTAGAGAAGAAGGTGAAGACTGGCTGATCCTGTGTCGCACCAACTCGCAGGTAGAAGAGGTTGCCCAGCAGCTATTGCGTGATTGTCATTATTTCTACACTGAGGGCAAAGGCTGGTCGGCCAACCGAGATGTTCTTTTGGCTACAGAAATCTGGCTCAAGATAAGTAAATTGGGCGCTAGGGTGACCTGGCAAGAGCTGCACGATCTGACACTGCGCATGCGTCATACTTTCTGGCCCAAAAAGGGCGACCGAAAACGCATGCTGAAACGTATCTACGACATGGATAGGGATCAGGAATATAGCTTTGCCGACCTTGTCCGAAAGACTCAGCTTATCGGCAAAATACACGACAAGTTCAACTGGTATGACATCGTCGATGCTTCTGACTGGGAGATTGTGTACCTCGGCGCTGTGAGGGCTCGAGGAGAGAGAATCCTTGGCAGAGGAGTCAAGCCGCGTATCCGCTTGTCTACCATTCACTCTGCCAAGGGTAAGGAAGCGGACAACGTTGTCCTCTACACGAGAATCACAAAGACAATCCGCAAGAGGCAACGAGTGGATTCCGATGCAGAGGATCGCATTTTCTATGTCGGCCTGACCCGGGCCCGTCGCGATCTACATATCATCGAAGAGTACAGACATGGAAAGGTAGGGTATCGAATTGAGTAGCAAGTTTAAAACGCCACTAGCGAACAAGAAAGACTATCTGAAGGAGGCAGAGCTCCTGATTCATGGCGATCGTGAGGCGGAATATGGCGACAATCTGATGAATCATCGACGTATTGCCACAATGTGGAGCGTTATCCTTGGCAAGAAGCTGACAGCTCTGATCGAACCTGAAGAGGTGGCGGCCTGCATGATTGCCTTGAAGGTCGCGCGCTTGTCCGAGAACACCAAAAAGAAGGATAGCTGGGTGGACGTTGTCGGATATGGCGCCCTCGGCGGTGAGATGGTTAGCCGGATCGAGGCAGAGGCCGAAGAGCAGATCAAAATAGATAACTACCTAAAAACACAGATGGGGCACATTGATGATAGCCAGGCCTGACCTGTTTGATTTTGAAGAGCCGTGGTCTCTGCCGACCAGCTTCCCAGATCTCACCAGATACGACCGGATTGCAATCGATCTAGAGACCCGAGATCCGGGGCTCACGCGCCTCGGTCCGGGCTGGTGCCGGGATGACGGCTATGTCATTGGCTATGCAATAGCTGCCGGCGATTTTGTCGGTTACTTCCCCGTGCGTCACGAGTCAGGCAACCTGCCCGAGCATATGGTAGTGAGCTGGCTGAAGAGGCAGCTCGCCACGCCGCATATCGAGAAGATCATGCACAACGCGCTGTATGATCTGGGCTGGCTGAGATGGGCCGGCATAGAGGTCCAGGGCAAGATCATCGATACGATGATTGCTGCCCCGCTGCTGAACGAGAACCGCCGGTACTACAACCTGAACTCTCTTTCGGGTGAATACCTTGGTGAATACAAGAACGAGCTGATGTTGCGCCGCGCAGCCGAGACCTATGGCGTCGATGCCAAGAAGGACATGTGGAAGCTCGACTCCAGCTTTGTCGGCCGGTACGCCGAGCAGGATGCGGCAGTGACTCTCAAACTTTGGGATCGGCTCAGGGTTGATCTGCAGAAGGACGAGGTCACCGGGATCTTCGAGCTCGAGTCCAAACTACTGCCGGTCCTGCTCGATATGAAACAGAAAGGCGTGAGAGTTGACGTCGATAAAGCCGAACAGACGAAAAGGTCTTTGAGAGAAAAAGAGGACGTTCTACTTAAAGAGATAGAGGCAGAGACCGGCGTCGTTGTTGAACCGTGGGCCGCTGCATCTATAGCAAGTGTGTTCGACTCTCTTGGGCTCTCCTACGAGAGGACAGAAAAGTCGGATGCGCCCTCCTTTACAAAGCAATTTTTGGCGAACCACCCGCACCCAGTAGCCGCGAAGATCGTCCGACTTCGCGAATTCAATAAAGCGAACACAACGTTCGTGGAAACGATACTGGAACATGCTCATAATGGTCGCATTCATTGCGACTTTAATCCTCTTAGAAGTGATGACGGAGGCACGGTCACAGGCCGCTTCTCATCGTCCAACCCAAACCTCCAGCAAATACCTGCCCGTGATCCTGAAATCAAAGCCCTGATCCGAGGTCTGTTCTTGCCGGAAGAGGGCGAGCAGTGGGGGAGTTTTGACTACTCCGCCCAGGAGCCGAGGTGGCTGGCGCACTATTGCGCCTCGATGCCGGACCCACATCCGTCTATCAAAAATGTCATAGAACTATATCATAAAGGTGACGCTGACTTCCATCAGATCGTAGCCGACCTAGCTGGCATCTCGAGGAAGGAAGCCAAGACCGTGAATCTGGGCGTCATGTACGGCATGGGCAAAAAGAAGCTCGCCAATGCCATGAGCATGACTGACGAACAGGCAACTGATCTACTGCAGCAATATCACTTCCACATCCCGTTCGTGAAAGGGATCGCCGACATGACCGCGCAGCGCGCGTCAGATATCGGCCACATCCGCACATGGCTCGGCCGCAAATGTCGCTTTGATCTTTGGGAGCCGAAAAGTTTTGGGTACTCGAAACCCATGAAGCTGGCCGACGCTGCCAAGGAATATGGCGGCAAGGGCCGGATTCGTCGCGCCTTCACATACAAGGCGCTTAACAAGCTGATCCAAGGATCAAGCGCAGACCAGACGAAGAAGGCAATGGTTGATCTATACTCTGAGGGTATAGTCCCCATGCTTACAGTTCACGATGAACTCTGTGTCAGCATAAGTTCCGAGGAGCAAGCAGCACGAGTCAAGGAGGTGATGATGACGTGCATACCAGATTTGAAAGTACCATTCGAAGTAGATGCTGAGCTTGGCGATAACTGGGGAGAAACAGGATGAATTGTGATCAAGATTGTAGAGCAGGTATTGCAAAGGGAATTGCCGGCATGGCGCTTATCCTCGCCCTGCTTCTGATGATGGGCGGGTGTGAATCGAGTAGAAGCTATAATCAAGGCCCGAGTCAGGAGCACTTGAACAATGTCGCGCACAACTATTGTGCAAACACTTTGTTGCTAGAGCCTGGCACGGGTGATTATACGAATTGTCGTTTGAGGGTCAGTGAGATTCAATTAAATCGACAGGCTCAAGAGTCAGCGGCTCAAGCACAGAGGCGATCTCAAGCCTGGCAGTCTTGGACTCAAAACTCTCTCAAGGTTCTGGGGTATTAGATGAGATTACTAGCAGAAGCTCTATTATCCATCATAACCAACAAGGAGAAGAGTAATGGATAGTGGAAGTATCTTGTTTATGATCGCGCTCGCCGTGGGCGGTTTTGCGTTGATATATCTAGTGGGTAGTGATCATCAAGAACACGGCATGAGCCTGAAATCTGTTGTCAAAGCCGCAGGCATCGTCATTGCATTGGCTGTGATCATTGCCTTAATCACACAGGGAGGACAGTGATGTCTAAATTTAGTAAGTATTTTCTCGAGCATCCACACTCTGTTGGAGAGAGTTATATCGAGCACCAGGGTTTTGCCGTGGCTGTTTCTTTCAAGCTGTTCACCGCAGCGTTTGCCTGTTTCATCCACGCTTTGGTGCCGGCGTTGTTTGAAAAGACTGCTTCCACGATCGTGAGCGAGGTATACTCTGTCACACAAAAAAGGAGAGTCCCTTAGGACTCTCCATTCGTTGTTACGATCGTAGTCTTGGCCGCAATGGGGTGAAATTAATGAAGGACATACACAAAGCGATCACCGACATGGCGCCGGGGCTGCAGATGGCACTCTACATGCTTTGCTTCATGGGCGGCATGGCTCTTGTTTATACTGCGCTCAGATGGGACGGGCGGCTGCCAGGTCAGGATGGCTGCTATGAAATACAAACAGTTCAGGGCTTAGGTTATATGGTCAACACCTGTGACGGAACGCACGAGCTTCTAAAGAAAGAATAACTCTGTTACAGAATTGTACCTCCAGAAGGAGGGACATGATGAGTAACATGGAATTCTACGCAGACGGCGTACTCAAAGAGCTAAAAAAACTGAACTCGAACTTCGAAAAACTCACCGAAGTTCTACTCGAAAAATTTGAACGGACGAACAAAGTCCACTTAACCAAGGCTGAAGAGGAGGCCTTGTTACAGGCTCTTTGTGAGCCACAAGAACGGGAAGACGATGAGCGAGAAATACAAGCAAAAGATTCTGGAAATGTATGGGCAGAAAGTTCTCAACACGATGATAAGGATCGAGCAGTTAGAAAAGCGGATCACTTTCGTAAATGATGATTTGCAGCGCATGACAAATGAGATGGCCGAGAAAATCGAGATACTTGAGAAAGATATCAAGACCATCAAAGTCATAAATTTTGCGGGATTGTAAGATGATACGAATCCTGTCTCTGCCGCGTTTCAATCTCTTAAAGGTGGCGCAAAAATTTGGACTATTAGTAGCTATCGTTCACGGATATCTGACTGTGGTGAACAGCTATCCAGAGCTGCTGATTAGTTATCCTATGATGACACTTACCTGGATGTACGTTGCGTATGTCACGAAACAGGTCGAGCTCTTGCTGTTGAATATTATATTTACGTTGCTATGGTTGTATGGATTGTATGACTATTTCTATGTAATTTGATAGGAGCCACCTACATGGACATGGGTAAACTCAAAGATCAGATAAAGTTGGACGAGGGATACAAGAATTACATCTATCTCGACCATTTGGGGAATAAGACCGTGGGTTACGGCCACCTCGTGACCAACAAAGACTGGTTTCGGGACGAAAAAATTGGCTTCAGGATGTCTGGGAGGGATCTCGAGGTACTCTTGATCGGCGATCTTGCATCAGCTCGACGAGATTGCGAATTATTATTCCATGAATTCAATGATTTACCGGGAGAGGCCCAGCAGGTGCTAGGTAACATGGCCTTTCAGCTCGGCAGAAAAAGGCTTGGATCGTTCAAAAAAATGATCGCGGCGATCGAGCAGAGGGACTTTGTTCTGGCTGCAGCCGAAATGTTAGATTCAAAGTGGGCGAAACAACAGACACCAGAGAGGGCCAGGCGTCTCGCTGAGCGCATGGCGGTAGTCAGTAATGCTGAAGAAGCGCAAGCTTGACACAATCGGACCCTTAGTC